AAGATTTGCACAAAACACAAACTATCTGCAGGTCATCTCAGGAAGTATGCTTATTTCTGATTGATTCTGTATAAAAGACCGGGGATTTCTCATTGTGTAGAGAAATCCCCGGTTCTATTATTCCCTGTCTTTTGCTAAATGATAATCTTTCAGGCATCGTTTCAGCCCTTCCTTCGCATCACTGAAAAGGATTCCTCTCTCCTTTGCTTTTGTACAGTCCATCCACAGATTATGTGCCGGCGGCACTTCTTCCGGTTTCCTGTCACTTTTCAGGAAGTGCAGCATTTCACAGGTGATATCATACATCGTCTGCTTCGTTTCACTTCCAAAATTGTAAACACCTCCCGGAAGCATAAAAATCTTCGGCATATTTTCCGCAACTTCACGAAGATAGGTGATCCCCCGGTACTGTTTTCCAAACGTCAGAACCTGCTTTTCGTTTAACAGCATACGAAGATAATTTGACCTCTCTGCCGGATAATCATACATCCACTCTGCCCGCAGCATCACCGCATCCGGCTTTACATCCAGAACCCGCTGTTCCATCTCCAGCTTATGCCTGCCGTAAACATTACAGGGACTGGCATCTTCCTCCTTATACGGACCTTCACCTGCACATCCGCGGTATACCTGATCCGAACTGAAACAGATCAATTTTTGTTCTTTCGCTGCTTTTGCCAGAAACAACGGCAGACGCACATTTGCTTCATAAGATGCCCCCGGATTTTTTTCACACGTCCCGACATCTGAGATTGCTGCTGTGTGGATGATAACGTCTGCTCTGCTTTTCTCAATCATGTTTCGGATCTGTTCTTCGCTCATACTTCGCATGGACGGTGCCGCAACCGTATCATCCAGATCCTGCATCAGACGATTGCCCACAAAACCATGAGCACCTGTGATTAATATTTTCATGTTATCGCTCGCTTTCTATATTCTGACAACAGCCAGTTTAATCGTTTCGATTCTTATATACATGTATAAAAAAATGTTAGTCAAATCTTAGTCAATTATAAGAAAGAGCACCCTTTCACAGGATGCTCTTTCTTTTGTTTTTGCCGTATTTTCGGGCTTTTTCTGTCAAGCTGGAAAAGGGACTTGAACCCTCGACCCCTTCATTACGAGTGAGAATGACACTCATTGTTACAGCTTGATTTTATCACGTTTTCTTTTATTTTTATTGCTTCTGACTACTTTTTTGACTACTTTTTAATCTGCTACTATTCTATATATTTTTTCTTGTATTGTCAAGCCTTTTCTGACTCTTTATACCCTCTCCACTTTCTTCAGATACACCCAGCCGGCACCGCTTTTCAGCTTGCCGAATCCGTTCTTTTCTTCTACGATTTCGTACTTACCTGGCTGCAAAAATGTTCTGGCAGCACTGTATGTTTTTGCCGGTCCTGTCCTGATCGGGACATTCGCAGTTTTCGGCTGTACCTTATATGGCAACTTGGAGGATGTGTAGACCTTTTTTCCGGCATCGTTGTAGACATGATAACCGGCGTGCTGATCTGCACACTGCTTCGCCTTCTTGATTGTCTGAAACGCTCCGATCTGGCTACTGGCGTTCTTCCAGGTCTTGCGGACACGGTACCACGGCTTGGTGGTTGCTGGGAGAATATCGCCATTCTGACCGGAAATGGCTTTTTTGAACGCATCCCAGGTGTATGTACCTGTATTGTATACATACGGATTCGGGCAAATTTTCCCGGTCACGTCATAGTGACGGATCACATGGTCTGCCGGCACATTGTATTTTTTCATCAGGTATCTTGTCAGCTCAGCCGCCGACTGTACCGTTGCTCCCTCAAAATACCAGTCTTTGTCTGTTGCGTTCATTGTTTCTGTGGATTTCTTCCGCACACACATCTCAATCCCAATGCTATTAGCGTTTCTGCATTCCGGATGTTTGTAACTGCTCGCCCCACAATGCCAGGCGATATTCCGATCTTCCACGCACTGCCAAATTTCGCCGGCGAAACCGACAAAATAGTGTGCGGATGCTCCACGATTACCACCGCCGTAATATGAACAGTTTTCCTGTGCTCCGCCCAATGCCCCAACATAATGGATCACAATATATTTGATCCTGGAAATATTGCCTGGATTATAATTGTAATTTGAAATCATTCGGTTAATCTTGTTCATAGTCTCTACCGCCTTTCTCAGAGGACGCTCATGCGTCCCCTTTTTTATCTGCTTTCTGTGTCAGTATGTCGATCGCATTGGCGATCACTGCCGGCAGCGGTATGCCCATCAGTCCGGCATTCTCTACGATACTGATCAGCTCGTTCGCCATAAATCCGATGATCACAGCATTCCTGATGTAATCCACACCGATTGCCAGATCCAGCCGGTACGCTACCAGAACAAACAGCAGCGTCATGCATTTCCTGCACAGACCTTTCCAGCCTGTCCGGCTTTCCAGTGTTCCGGATTCCGTCTTCTTGCTGTTGTGGAACGCACCGGCAACAATCAGACCGGATATATAGTCAATTGCCATGAAAATGATTAAAGTTACAAGAGCCTGATCCCAGCCTCCAAAAAAATAAGCAATCGTCCCACCGATTGCTCCTGTGATCGTGCAAACCATTTCTTTTTTCATCCTCGTTAGTCTTTCCTTTCTTGTTACTCTGTGAGAACATTGATTCTTCGCACCCAGATACCTTCGCCGTTCTCGTTGGCTGATATCATCATATACTTTGCATTATCCGGAACAGTAACGATATAATCACAGTCCCCTTCTTCTTCGATTTCTACAGCTGAAACCATTGTGAATCCGGCACTGCTGTTATCAACTGCAAAAATAATCGGATATTTTCCGCGTCCACTACCGGCTCGTGATACCATGCTCGTATGTATGATATACCGTTCGCCTCGTTGTACATTCAGTGTTGTACACTGTGTTTTTGCCCCTTCCATAAGTACACACGAACTGCCAGCATCTTGTGCTTCCCACAGTTTGCCGTCTGTGATAGACACTGTTTTTTCTACTGAAAAAATTGCCTGTACATTCCGGACATCCTTGCGTGTTTTTGCCATCAACGCCTTACTCTGTCCTGTAATACCTGCCATCTTTGTTTCCATATCTTTTACGTGCTCATTTGTATAACTCTTACACGCCTCAGCGTTATTGTAACATTCTTGGATGCTGTCATGGATCGACTGCCGGACATCCCGCCCGTAGACTGCCGCCAGTATCTTTTTTAAGTTCTCTGTTATAGCCATTCCTGTTCCCCTTTCCTATGAAAATGTCAGCTTCAATGCCGCATGCACACCACATGGTGCATTGTTGACTGCGTTGGTTGTATTCGGCATCGTTGCGGCAATAGATACCATATTACGGTTGACAACGCCCCGGTAGGACGATGCCGCTACCAGCGTGGATGCATTGCCACCATAAATATAATTCCCATTCTGCCGGATCTGCAGTCCGGTTGCCGATGCTATGCTAACAGAACTGCAGCCGACAATCGGTGTCGATACCGGAATGCAGAACTGCACTTCCTTGCCTGCGGATGTCACATAGCCAGCCGTGAAACATTCAATATTTATGCTGTCGCCCTTGGTCAGGATATTCATGTTTCCGACCACGTACCAGTATGATCCGCTGTAGACCAATTCCAGGACTGTATACTGCTCGATCAGTTCTGCCGGGATATTGCTGTTTTTATAGTAGATCGGTTTAGCTCCGGTAGCATTAACGTTCAGTGTTGGATTTGTGGCCGTGTTGGCGTAGTTGAAACGTACACAGACTCTTGCACCTGCAACCAGCTCAAAACCTGACAGGCTGACCGTTTTTGCCGCTGTTGATGCTGATGTATAGCAGTTTGCATAATTTCCAACTAATGTATTCACGTCTACTGCTATACCGTTGCAATTACAGTATGTCTTTCCGTTACTCGCAACACGCAACCTAGGCGTATTAATATAGCCATTGTTCAGATCTATAAGAAATCCACTGCTTGGAAATGATTCTCCAGAAGAACCGCTATAATTTCCGGATTTTAGTACACCTTTTTGGAATGTACCGAGATTATCACTGATAGCAACTATACCGTCATTTTCCAGATCTTTTGCATCTACAGTCTGTACATTTGACACGGAAAATGGGCTTGGTTCTGTATCAAGATCTTCCACCTGTTCGACTTGAATCCCAGAAACTATAAACAAAGCAGCTTCCATATAACCAAAACCTAATGCTATATATGGAAAATCTTTAACGCACGTGTATTTTATTGTTTTCCTTTCCCATTGCAAACCACAAAAAACATATTCACCTTTCTTAGATGCTAAGATATTTCCATTATACAAATGGCTACGTTCTTTGCTTTCCCATATCAAAAACTCAATTCCTCTGTTTTCTGATTCAGAAAGATAAGGACATCTTATATAAAAAGAAATCAGGTACTTTTTCCCAGGAATTAAGGTTATGAAACCATCATGTTTTTTACTGCTCCCTAAAATAAATCCATTTTTTGATTGCAAGATTTCTGTTGTTTCTCTTCCGTCAAGCCATAGTGCATTGGTCCCAGGAACGTTAGGTGCTTGTGCAAAAAATGATCCTCCACATTCTTTTACTTCTGTTGCTACCTTTACTTGATAGTCTTCAAAATATGAAAGCAATGTACTTCCCGTGATTGTTGCAAAATTATCATATCCAAGATTATATAAATTACTGTTTAATCCAAAAGTTAATTTATCTACGCTGATTGCACCTGCTGCTATCTTATCTGCACTGATTGCACCTGCCTTGATTTTTTCTGCTGTCACGCTGCCTGCTGCCAGTTCGCCTGTGGTAATGGCACCTGTTGCAATTTTATTTGCTGTGATGGTCTTTCCCGCAATTTCATTGGCAGTAATGGCACCTGCCACAATCTTATCTGCAGTTATGCTTCTCTTGGTCAGTACATCACCATCTATCGTATTTACATTCTGAGATACCAGTTCACCTGCATTATTGATTGCATAGATGATCGAATTCTTATCGCCACAGATGATCAGCCTTTCCACCGATAATGTACCGGCAGTGATTTTGTTGGCTGTCAGCTCCACTATTTTCGCATCGGTAATAGATCCGTCTGCAATTTGAGCAGAACCTACAACACCGACACCTATCATTGCAGTTGTAATACTTCCGTTTTTGATATTTGCAAGATCTATCTTTGCATAATTTGCATCTAACGAACCAAGAACCGCATTTACAGCCTCAAGTCTTCCGGTTATTATCACCTTGTAATCAGCTAAATTTCCGGAAATACTATCAATTCTGGCATTCGCTGCATCCAGATCTTTTATATTTGCCTTATCTGTCTTAATAACTTTGATCTCTGCCTCGCCTGCCGTCAAACGCCCACTGATATTTGCATTTTCTGTTTTCAACTGTTCTATGTTTGCTTCACCGACATCTAATCTTTTGGCTGTCAGATCTGCAAATTCACCGTAACTTGCACTCATTTTATCGAATGTAGCTTTTGTTGCTTTCAAATCATCGAAGCTTGCCTTCTGTCCTATGATTTCTTTCGCTGCAACCAATTCTATGTTCAGCCGTTCAATCGCCTGTGCTGTTGGTCCTTTACTGCTACTTATGCTCCCGGATTCAATTTCCGTTTTTCCCTGACTTTCAATTTCTGTAATTAATCCACCATCATAATCCATCGACAGCTTCATAATCGGGATCTTAATTTTTCCTCCGTATTTATCGTGAATAGTAACGATATCTCCTATGTCAAGACGTGGATCTCCAAGAAAAGATACCGAAGCAGGCTGAAAAGTAAAATCTTTCAGCTGATTGCAAATTTTATCAAGGACGGGCCGCGTCATAACCGGATTCTCAATCTGTATTCCTACAGTGCCCACGCCGGAAAGTAATGTTGCGGTTGCCGTATCGCACTGGATTCTGCCAAGCTTGAACAGACTTTCGCTTTTTTTCAGATCATCATAATATCTGGATGCAGATATTTCATAATCCGCCTGTTTATACCAACGAAGTTCAATTTCACCATTTCGATTAATGACACAATATTTTCCATAGAACTGTGCAACATATCCCAGTGCATCCTGCATGGTATATCCGTCGAATGGGTTTACATAATTCCCTTGTGTGATTTCATTGCCTTCGTCATCATACGTTGTTTCCGTTTCTTTCCAACGCTTCGGAATTTTGACACCGGACGGGAGATTATCAATGCTGCTTGCAAGCGGTACTCCGGACATGTTGCTAATCTCTTTCAGCACTTCTTTTCCGTCTGCTGGGTATTCCAATTTACTTACATATGCTTTTGAAAACTTCACATACATCCTGTCATATGCACAAAAATTGATAATTCCGTCATCATTATTCACTTTTTCCGGTGTGAATTTTCCAAGGTCACAGTATATATACTCCGTACCGAACAATACGCCAATCTGTAACGTTATTTCTTTACTTTCGAGAGAAATGGTTGTTGCTTCCATTTTGACTTGTACACTGGCTGCCACAGCTCCGCCGATACTGATATGAGCAGAATTGTTCGAGGCAGCATGAAGTGCAAAACTTTTGATACCCTCAAAAATATCTTTCCCCAGAACGACTCTTGCCTTAAATGTTCTGCTGTCCTGCTCTACTGCATTTTTGAATATTTCATTAACTTGAAGCATTTTGTACCTCCCTCCTGATGATTATTTTTCAATCAGGTTTACCGTGACACCTACATACCGTGGCTTCCCCCCGACATAGGTGTATACCGGACACGTAAGATCGCCTGCATACATATTTACTGTAATGTTCTTTCCGGTCTTAGGACTTCGGAAAGTTACATTGAAAAAAGCCGGTTCAACAGCCGCTTCTACTATTGCCATCTGTGCGTCTGTAAGCGGCAGAAATTCGATTTCCAGTTTCCATTTCAGTCCGATGATATCGCCGGTCATTGTTCCATCTGCTCCACGCCCTGCATTTTTCGACCAGATCTTATTTCGTGAAATTTTCAGACCATTTAACTTCGGTTCCGGCATGGCAACGCCGCCGATCGTGATGGATGCGGCCATTTTTTGTCACCTCATTTCTTCAAAAAGTACCGCCCTTTCGGACGGTACCGGTTAAACCAATATCGGGCATACGCCTGTCGATTTGGTTCTGTGATTGATTTCTTCTACGACTACGTCTGTGACCTTTCGACCGCCAACGTATATATTGAATGTAGGGGTTTCATTCTGAGACTTTCCGTTCTTTGCTGACTGCATAGAAAACGCTGCCATAACAGCTTTATATACACCTTGTTCAATACCCGCTATAATTTGCTGCTGGTTTGCGACGGTAGTTTTATTTCCCATCTTTCCTACCAATTCAGGACCAGCTTCATTTGCCATGAACATTTCTCCTGTTTTTGGAAATCCACCGCTTGCATACCATTCAACATCCAGTTTTGGTATCTGGAATGTTTTTCCCAGAAATTTATATTGTGATGTGCTGAATTTCAAATGCGGCAATGCAAAATGAGGTATTGAGATTTTCCAGTTCACAACCTTATTTACCAGCCAGTCTTTCGCCTGACCTAAAACACCGGAAACCTTGTCCCAAGCACCTACGGCATTTGCTCGGAAAGTAGCTGTTTTGCTTTTAACGCTGTCATACAATGTACGTGCGTTACGTGCTATACCGCTCCAGTCACCCGAAGCTCTTGCAGTATAATCTGCAGCTCTATTCTTGATATTTCTTCCGAATTCCCCAAGATAATTTTTGATTCTGTCCCAAGCACCGCGTGCGTTTGCAGTATAATCAGCTGACTTACTTTTGATTTTATCAACAACTGTTCTCCCATATGCTTTCAGTTTATTCCATGCACCTACAGCTTTTGCTTTGAATGTGTAAGTGGTATTTTTGGCCTGATTTTTCACTTTGTCCAATGCCGCATCGAGTTTATCCCAGCCGCCTTTTAACGTTGCTGAAACGTTAGCAACGATAGAGTTATTTTTTACTTTATCCCAGGCACCTTGAACGGAATCCCATAAATCTTTTCCGGTACTTAAAACTTTCGCACCTATACCCAATACTTTGTCACCCAGATTATCCCAGGCATCTTTAATGCCGCTCCAGATTTTTTTCGCAATTTCTGCAATATTTCCTGGAATATCCGCAATGCCTTGCAATAATCCTGCAATACATTGTTTGCCTAAATCCGCAAATACTGTTGAAGGTGAATGAATGCCGAATGCTTTCTTAAAACCATCGACAAATGGATCTAAAATATTTTCCTTTATCCAATTCCCTACGTTTTCGAGTGCGTCCGTAATTCCTTTAAATATGCCTTTTACGAGGCTTCCACCGCACTCGTCTTTCTTCTCCATAAAGTAATTGTAGATTTCACCCGGAATATCCCCCAGCAATCCGGCCACGAAAGCTGCTGCTCCACCTGCAATACTTCCTGCTGCTTCGGCTGCTTTCTGCAAGATTCCTTTCCAGTCAATGGCCAGGATTGCAGTCTTAACAGATTCTCCAAGATTCTTCCAATCTACATTCTGCACTGCTTCGCAGAAAGATGTGAGAAGACCTTTCATCGTGTCGGATGCAGTTTTTCCAAGCATCGACCAGTCTATGTTTTTGATGGTGCTGTCAATAGTTTCTCCGACAGATTTTCCTAATTTACTCCAGTCAAAATTGGTCACAAAGGTAGAGGCTGTCCCTACTGCAGTGTTTATGCCTTCTGCAATTGTCTTTCCTACAAGTCTCCAATCTGTTCCTTCCATGAAACCATTAAGGAATGTTGCTACTGATTTTGCAATCTTATTGCAGGTCTTTTTGATGTCATCCCACTGGATATTTGCAAGAGCTGCGTTAAGCTTCTGTCCGGCAATCTTTCCTATTTCCGTGAAATCTGCGTTTGCCCATGCATCCTTGATCATCTGGGCGAAATTTGCATATTTATTTGTAACTTCGTTCTCTTCGAAACTTCCGCCGTCACTTCCGGATGATCCACCGGAACTGCTTTTGCTGTCATCATCCAGCTTATTGATCTCATCAAACCCCATCAGGGATTTTTTGACCTTATCTGCCGCATTAGCTGCAGAATCACCGGTCTTGTCCAGACTGGCGGCATAATCTTTCTGCACCTTAGAGGCAGTAGTGTATGTCTTCTGTCCGGTAAGAGCTGCAAAGAACTGCCCAACAACATTGCATGCCTGCACCAGATAATTTATCAGCGTTGATAATGCCGGTGTGATCGTATTGAGAATCGGGGAAAATGCAGTCGCAAGGCTGTTTTTCAACTGCTGCAATCCGCCTGATAATTCTGAAAGATTTGCGTTTGTTTCGCTGTTCTTCTTTGCAAGGTTCTTGAAACCATCTACCAGGGCATTTCGAAGCTTGCTGAACAATACATACATACTTCGAATACCAAGACCGTATTTGAGTAATTTTCCAATTCCGCCACTGAGAGCATTGTTTCCTTGCTTGATTCCTCCGGCAAATTTCCGGATTCCTGGCAATCCGGTTGTGAACTTTTTAAGTAATGCCCCGAATGCACCGGATGCTGTTTTTATAGCGGGACCGACACCTTTCATAACAGCACTCATAGCTTTAAATGCTCTCGAGCCGATATATGCAGCACTGGACGCAACCTGACCGACGACCGGAATACTCTGGATTGCAGACACTGCAGCTGCCTTGGCCTGTCTGATGCTTGCTGTCATATCTTCAAATGCTGCTTTTGCTGTCGCTCCCATGGTCGCAAATACACTTCCATCCGCAAGATGCGGTGTCTGGATATCTGTACCACTGTTCTCCATATTCCTTCGTTCTGCATTGTATTCTCGCAGTCGGTTCGTAAGATCTGAAAGTGCAACTCCATCCCTCTGATATTGTTCAGACTCCTGCAAGTTGGAGCCATCCAGCAACATAGAACTTCTGAGGTCTTTGTATTCTTTCAATTTGTTCCGCATGATAGACAGCTGGTTTGTGTTCTCACGGTACTGATCCGTCGGTATCATTGCTTTTCCGTTATCCTCAAGGTCTTTCATTTCACCTTTTAGATATTTCATTTCCGTTTCAACTTCTTTGATTTGCTCCGTCAGACCAGTCATTGCACCACCGTCGCCAGGCTTAAATCCGAGATCCAACCATTCTCTTTGCTTCGCAATTAACTTCTCCAATCTTGCCTGTGCATCATCATAATGAGCCTTCACTTCGCTGTAATCAGCACTCGGAACCGTCGCTTTTCCTGCTGCCTCTAATGCCTTCTGCTTTTCTTCCAGCTTTGCGTAAGCGGATTCGGTCTTTGCAATATTGGCTTCTAGGTCTTTAAACTCCTGTGTTGGCACAAAACGCTTGCTCGCATCCATGCTGTTCATTTTCTGGATCAGTTTTTCCTGCTCCATCTCTGTTTTTGCAATAGTATTGCATAACTGTTCATATTCTGGATTGTATACACGGATGCCTGCTGCGACCTGTGCTTCCCTGACATAGTCTCTTATCTGTCCGGTAGCCTGCTTCCAGATCGTACCATTGACCATATCTTTCCAGGAACTTTTTATAAGGTTCTGCATATTTTGAATCATTTGCATATTTTCGCTCATTGTCTGACGAACTGGTTCCTGAGTTTCATTCATGCTGTTGTTGATATCTGCGGCTGTACTTCTGACAATATCTTCTGTCTCTTTTGCCGACTGTCTCAGATCATCATTCTGAAACACTGGTTGTGACTGCTGCACCGCATCCTGCATATTCTTAATAGCTTTTACGGAACTGTCCGTATTCAATGCATCTTCCGGTGTTTGCAACTCACTCAGGCTCTTTTTAACGTTTCTCATCGCCTCCGACAGTTCGGCACTTGCCGCACTGCCCGGTGTTTCGATTTTTGATGTGCTGGTGTTCATCTGAGAAACTGTGTTATTCACAACGCTTGTAGCTTCTCTCATTGCCTGTTTCAGTTTTGCGTTGTTTGCCTCAATGATGACTTTCATTCTGTGCAGTGTATCACTCAATGTTCACACCTCCTTCCCTTTTCACTATTTCTTATTGATGTCTTCGTCTGTTGAACTCTGCGGCATATAAGCGGCGGTTTTCGGCAGCTGTTACAACCTGTTCTTCTTGCTTGCTTTCCTCGAACTGTTCTCGTTCTTCCCTGAACAGTTCCGGGTAGAAGTCCCATGGTTTGCGTGCTTTGTTTTCTGAATTCAAATACCTGCCGATATGCTCTGCGATGCTTTCCGCCTGTATGAACTGCTGCAGGATCTTAATCTTTGCACGCCGTCCATAACTCCGAATGCAGTCGTGGACTTCCGGGATAGACATATTCCAGAAGTCCTGCACTTTGATTCCTGCATCCAATGCATCTTCGTATAGTTTCCAGATTTCTTCGGTGACTGTTTCTGTTACAGGATCACATCTGCCTGATCCAGATTTTTCATCAGGCTCTCTGCCATCGCCGGCGTAAAAAAACCGGATACCGCCATAGTCGGCATAATTACTTTTGCCATGAAATCAAACTGATTGCCGCCTTCTTCCAGCCACTTGTCGTACAGCTTTGTTACTTTGTCGAACGTTGTACCGTGTTCCCATGGCTCGATAGCTGCCTGGGCAATCGTCAGCATAACACCAAGCGGCGGAATATCATTCGCCGTTACCAGCGTCATAATATTGGTACGGTATTTGTTTTCCAGTTTTGTGATCATACCGGTATTAAGTTTCATTTTGTGTTGTACACCTGCCACTTCCCAGTAATGAAATGGTGGTCTTTTTTTCTTTGCTTCTTCGATAGATGTTACTTTTTCTGTTTCTTCTTTCTGGAATTCTTCATCCAGTCCTTCTAATCTTTCCATTGATCGCCCCTCCTTATGACGGATCTGTAACTTTCAGATCACTGCAGATTGTCATCTTTGCTTCTACTTCAACAACTCCGTTCACACCGCCGCCCGTACGTTTTACGGACACTTCTGCGTCATATTCCGTGGTTGTGCCATCTTTTAATGTTTCTTTGAAACTAAGTACTTTGTCAGATTCCTGTGCTTTTCGAAGAATGCGATACGCACTGGTTGCCGCTCCATTTTCATACTTGAATTTGTATGTCATGTCTCCAAGATCACCAATACCATTCTCGTACTGTTTATTTTTATCGTTCAGACCGGTATTTTCTACTTTTTCCGGTTCAACACCACAGTCCGGGATCTCTTTCAACCCTGGAAGTTCTTTGTAAGCACCAGCTGCGTCACTTTTTTCCTTGTACTCAAGTTTTGCTCCATTTGCCAGCATATTCTTCACGCTCCTTTTCTAGTTCGGCCAGAATACTTCTTCTGACTCCATATCAATGATTGCTTCATATCTCATTACTTTATGTTTCAACCCAGATGGATCCGGGGTGTCCTGACACAGGGTACGCACCAGCCCAAGTGCTGCCAGTGCCTTGTCTACCTTGAGTGCAGATTCGGACGTAGAGCGGTTATGCCAGATATCTACACGATATCGTACATAGCTCTTTTCCTCTCCCTGTGCGGTATGTTCATATACCTTGTTATCTTCTTCGGTGTACTGCACTGCCGGAAGCTCTGCCCAGTCTTTTGGGTACTGGTCCGTTACATTCCCGAACGCTCCGGCAAGTGCGGAATAGATCTGATCTTTTACGTTTTTCATAAATTCTTTTCGATTGCCTCCTCAAAATAATGTGCAATTTCCAGTTCATTGTTTTTTAGTGCCGGATATAAAAATGGTTGTGCAGCCTGTCCGGTACACTGGTAGAATCGGCCGTCCGGCGTATCCACATAAAACCACTTATACTTTTCGGCCGTCTTCCGCCCGATCATGCTTTCGTGGATCCACCAGGGCGACTGTACATAGGCATAGGCAACATCCGGTGATATCCCCGCGTGTTGCTTCTGACCTTTGGGGCCTGTGCCAAATTCCACATATTGTGCATACTTTTTGTTGGTGTAACAGATTCCTACAATCTTTTCGCTGCTGGTTTCTATCGCCGTGTATATACTCCCTCTCAATTCCCCATCATTTACCGGGCATCTTGTTTTCGCCTCAGCCTGCACTGTTTTGATACTTTTTGATATCGCATCATACATATTCACTGCTGCCGTTTTTTGAAACGCATCCGTAATTTCTTTTTTACCGATGATCACAGTTTTTCCACCTCCAGCGTAAGATAGGTGTAAGGATAAATGGCAACGACCTTATAATCCGGATCATTGCCGCCGTTTACAGAAATACCGTCATTTACAGATACCGTCATACCTTCCTGAAACCGATATGACGGTTTGCCATTCTTGCCCGGTACTTCCGCATATTTCCCGTCAATCCTCAGGTTTCGGATAAGTGGAAGCCTGCTGCCATACATTTCTGCCTGTACTTTTCCACCGGCTGTCCACATTTCCGCCCGAAAACAAGAAGGCGGAGCATATTCTGTATATGTTCCACCCTCTGCATCTTTTTTCTGCACCACCTGGAAATGTTTGAATTCTCGAAGCCTATTCCTTTTCAGCCTCATAGGCCACACCCCCTACACGTGCCAGCCGATACCGGTTCAGCACATCATAGATTCGCTTTGGTGCATTATCGAAGTTGTAAGATTCCCCTGCACCGGTTCTTGAAGATTCCCCCTCTGTTCCCATGCGGTTGATAGCGATCACGGCAAGATCACGCACCGTTTTCTTAAGTTCCGGGATCATCTTCTTTCGTCCGGTATACGCCAGCACCCAGTCTGTTGCATCTTCCAGGACAACTTCCACCAGCTCTTCATCTCTTTCGCCAGTCAGAATTTTGATTCTCTCAAAATCAGTCACTTAAACCACTTCCTTCAGAGCCGTCAAGAGCTCTTCTTTCGTAAGGCTTGAATAACCTTCCAAGCCTTTCTCTTTCGCCAGTACTTTCAACTGGTTTACCGTCATTGTATCCAGATTCACACCAAAAACAGACACTTTTGACCCATCCGCAAAAGGTTCCATTTCACGAAACCCGTCTGCTTTTAATTTTGCGATCATTGCCTCTGTATTGGCAATCCGCTCAACATTTTCTCTAATCAGTCTCATCTGTCATACCCTCCTAGGCGTTTGCATCTTTGATGTTCACAAACACGCTGTCCAGTTTGTTGTCCAGAATCCACAGGTCATGATAACGGCGATAATCCATTGCCCATGCATTTGCATTCTGATTTGTCAACGGGTCAAAGATACGCATAATATCCTGTTTTGTAATTGCAATTGGTGTTGTTCTTGGAATTACCAGGAAATTGATATCTTTCGCCTTTGATCCTTTTGTATATCCGCCTGCTTCCTGACCTCCGGTTTTTCCATCGTATACAGTAATGGCAGTGTACATTCTGTTTGTAGGTGTTGGAATAATCGGAACGTTATCGATTCCTGGAACCGTGGTATTGATGCCGCCCTGCGAAAACGTAGTATCTCTGATTTTTCCTGCAAGTTCCAACTCCAGCTCCATCAGAAAGTCTGGTGTTGCATGAATTACAAGCGGACCGTTATAGCTTGAACGTACCGCTTTGATACCCTCTTTCACTTTTCTAAGTGCAGAAGTACCAGTTCCTCCTGGTGTATAGTTATACTCGACCATACCGGCTTTATTGGCTGTGATCACTTCTGAGGCAATCTTAGAGATACGGTAAGCATCAATCTCCGGGATAACCTGTGTTCTCTGAAATTCCGCCATAATTGCTGCCGCAGTCGGAATAAAATTGCTTTCATCCACATCCATCGGATCAATCTGGAATTTGCGTCCACGGTCCTGCGTCATTTTTCTGGTTTCATACTCCAGAGTTACGCTTCCCTGCTGGTAGCCATTGTCACGGTCATAATCTCCCATGCCCTGAACCGACATTTTCGGAATCTTAACCTCTGCACCACCGTTATATTTTACCTGTCCGGCGTTTGCATCCATCCAGCCGGTCACTGCATCCTGTACAGCGATTTTGTCGAGTTGCTGCTGAAAAATCGTAGCTGCTGCTAATGTGTTAATTGCCATTTATATCATCTTCCTTTCTGTTCTCAGAACCCTCTTGCCATGGCTGCCTCGATCTGTTTTTCAAGACTGTTTTCACCTTCCGGTGCTTTCTTTGGCGGCGTTCCACCTTTCAGGCGTTCATTTACTGCTGCTTCTACCGCTTCCTGAAATGCTTTTTCCACTGCACTGATAGAGTCATTACAAGTGTCTGCATCTGCATAATTCAATACTTCTGCCAGGCTTACCGGCAGTTTCTTTTCCGCCAGAGTATTCTTAGCTTCTGCCATCAGTTCTTTTCTTGTGATCACAGCCTCACGATCCGAAAGCTCTTTTTCTTTTTTCTGCTGCATGTACGCAGCTTTTTCCTCTTTGTTCATTTTTGCAAGCTTCTCTGCTTCAGAAAGTCTATCATCCGTAAGAGCCTGCCATTTCTGCTGTGCATTGCTTACTGCCGTATCAATCGCTTTCTGCACACGGCGGTCGAATTCTGCCTGATTTCCCTCTCCTTTCAGGAAATCATCGAAACTCATCGGTTCTGTGCCTGCTCCCGGTTCTCCTTCGCCGCCTGTTCCGGATCCACCGCCATTGCCGCCTTCACCAGCCCCAGCACCGTCTCCTTCTGCAAAGATCTGCAATCTCATTGGCACTTTACAGTTGCACATAAAAAATCTGTTTTTCATTTCCTATCCTTTCCGCCCAGCCTATCCGTTCTCACGTCCGGGCCATTCGTGTTTTATGGATCATCCTGCTTCTTTTACGTCTGGCAGAAAAAGACATAAAAATAAGACACCTAACCCCATGCCTCAAAGGGAGATATCTGGATCACCGCCTTTCTACGGATAACCGTCTGCCGTTGAACTGTACTGTGTCGCCAATTTGTGCCACTTCATCTCCAATCTTCACCCCCTTCAACTCTGCGTGTCCGTCTTTGTCCCGATATATGAACTTGATTGTCTTATAGTTAATCCGGCTCGCCAGCCAGTTCGGTGCAAGCCTGTCTGCGTCTTTTGTGACTGTGTAGTGTTCAGTCATCGTGTGTAACCTTAAGTCCGAACTCTGGAAGAAAGTTAATCTCGTAATGATACTTATCTACCTCAGCCCCTGAGATATCTTCAACAACATACATGGTGTAATTATTAAGATATACATAATCTTTCTGATATTTCCCTGCTGCTGTTTCAATAATTACTTCCAGTTCGTTGTCTGAATTATTTTTCAGTGCAAACGTTCCGGTCAGTTCAAGCAAAATAGTATCTGTTCGTGCATTCAGAACGGTAAGTTTTCGCGTTACATTGAAGTTATCAGCTTCCTTGGAGATATTTGTACTTACCTGATCCGCTTCTGTGCATCCAGTCATTGCAAAACAACTCACTGCTGTCAGTGCCAGCAATGCTGCTATTTTTCTTTTCATCACTTATTCCTCCGTATAGCATGTATTTGTCACTTTCTTGTACACATCTTCGTAAAGTTCCTGCTTATCACCGTTGTATGTATACTCTGCATAGATACCATCACCGCTCACCGTAGTAGATACAAGACATTTGTAATTCTGTAAAGTTTTGCAACCCCATACTACGAATACGTTAGATAAGTCAATTGGCGGCGTTACCGGTGTATCGGCAAAACCATTCTTGTTGTACCAATTAACCAGTTTCTTTTTACAAACGCTTTCAAAATGTGCCATTCCTGTAATAATCATGTTTTCATCCTCGCTTTCTTAATACAGTGTTGATTTATTTAATTCTTCCACCAGTTCCCTCTCACGTTCTGAAAGTTCATAACAGATGGCATCCTCTGCCTGCTTTCTGGCATTTTCTGCTGCCTGCTTTTCTGCGTTTTGCTTCCTGGCTGCCGCCTGGTCTGACAGCAGAAGCCCTGCCCCGTAAATCTCTTTTTTCATGGCTCTCTGGGCGTCCAGGCTTCGCACAAGCTGGCATTCTTCACGCCTTACCCTGAAATGTAGACCGTAGCGTGCCATTTTCTGCATCATGGCAGCGGTGACGATATGATCCGGATAATCATACTTTGACAATTTCCGTGCATTTTCCTGCTTCAGCTTTTCCACTGTATCATTTACCAGCCGGGTCAGCTCCGGTGATGTCTCCGCTACCGTTTCCGGTTCGAAGCTGGTAATAAACGATGTTCTCACAGTTGCCCCGTTTTCGTACACGATCGAACAGTCACACACAATGTGGTTCATTCTGTCCCAGGTAGTCTTGCCGGATAATGCCGTGAGTGACGGGGCAAACAAAAAGAACGGGATGCCCCGTTCCAGATAAAATTCACATATATTTTTCAGGATGGAAAAAGGCGGGTTGTCCACCACCACACATCCCGGCGGGTACTCGTCTTTTTCGTAATCGCCGCCCGGCCAGAATGGGCGGATTACGTTCTCAGGATCGATATTGTAACGTTTGCAAACCCAGTCCTTTATGGCTTCGTATATTTCCGGCGGTGTATAGCAGTCGTCTGTCGTTTTCTTCGGTTTGAATTTTTCGACAAATTCTTCGTAAGTTTTGCTTTTTATGTTTCTCACCTCCTTAAAAATGGGTACAAAAATACCACCTGTCTTTCGACTGGTGGTACCTACTGTCCTTGTTCCCATGCCCACTTTTTTACTTTTTCAAATGCTTCTATCACTTTTGTTGGAGCATTCTCAAGCTTCCCATCATAGATACGATTAGCATATGGTTCATACACTTCCATCAGCTTTCTTATTTCTTCTGGATATTCCCTAATTACCATGTCTTTTTCTCCTATATGTAGTCATATACTCTGCCTCAACTTCATCATAGCGACCTAAGCGATACATCCTTTCTGCATATTCGCTTACTTTATTCACATTGTACTTGCTTATACCAGCCTTGTCAATTACCTTCTTCGCATCCTTACAAGCACTTTGTATGTACTCTCTATGGTTTTCTTTAGTAATTTTTCCCTTCTGACTTCTGAAATTTTCAGCTTGTTTCATATGCCACATTTCATGATATTCGATATCACCTTGATTTTCTACAATCTTTTTATCTGCAATTTGTGGAATATAAAAAACAGTATTTTGAATTGCGTCATATTTTCCATACGCTGTTGGCATCTCATCCGGTGATACAATCACAATTTTAGGTTTTCTGTCTGATGGAATCCCCCATTGTTTTATTGCTTCTTCTGTATTTTTGTTAATTTGATGCAACGCTCTTGGTTTTATCGTTGCATTGTCAGAAATATATACATCGCCCGAATAAGATAGTACTTTTCGCGTTTTCACTTCAAAGTCCTCTTTGATTTTTACGTCTATACTCTCTTGGCTCCGCTGTATCGGGCGATACATCTGTGATGTCTCTGCTTTATTTTGAAATTTGTAAGTTGTTTTTACGGGAGCAATTCTTCCCAGTCCATCCTGATAGATTCTCTCACGCTGTTCCACAAGTCCCATTTTCTTACTAAACTGCTTATACTCGTTCAGCTGTCCCTGGTACTTTGCTTTTTCCAGCATGATGTCGTCCTTGTCAGCTCCTGCCTCTTCTAACAGCCGAATCTTCTGACGCTGGGCACGCATGGCGGTCTCCATCTTCCTCTGCTGCTGGGTCTGTTCGTAGGCATTGAGCTGCTTACCGTTCCATTCTTTTGTCTGGGCTTCCCTTTTGTTCTGCTCTTCCAGCCAGTCATCCGGATAGAGACGTTCGGAAATGCCAGGGATAAATGGGTCAAAGGAATGTCTACAGTTGGCACCGCACAACCCTGTGACGCTTCCATATCCGCAGACCGTCCGCAGTTCTTCCTTGCTGAACACCTTGCCCTGCCATGTCTGGTGATCCGGCCTCGCACATGGGTGCCAGGACACTTCAAACTGGTCTGTGCCGAGTTTTTCTGCGTTGTGCTCACTGATCTGTGCCGTGATCTGGTTCACGCCTGTGAGGACGGCTCTGCGGGCTGCTACGTCTGCCCGGTTGGTGTGGCCGGAAGCGTAATCCACCACCCGAAGCCCGCTGTTCGTCATCTGGGTGACGACTTTGCGGACGGCAGAGTTGTAATCCGTGGCACCTGTCACAACGTCCTGTATGGCCGTATCCACGTATTTCTGGTAGTACTCGGCAAATGGTGTGAATACACGCCTGCCGCCCATCATGACCGAAAATCCGCAGCTCTGGGACAGGTTCACCATGGTATCCTGTGTCTGTTTCCTTATAGCTTCTGTCAGCTGTATGATCCACTCGTTATCCTCAGGTGCGATAAACTCGTCCGTGATCTGCTCATAGACTTCCTGGTTGCGGACATATTCCCATTCAGCCACCTTGTCATACATTTCAAACATTTCCGGCCAGGTCGCATCCAATGATTCTTTGATGATCCGCTCGACTTCCTCCCGGGATCTGCCCATCTCGATCAGGCGGTTGATCTGGTAGTCTGCCGTTGATGTGATCTCGCCGGCTTTTTTTATCCTGCGGACAACATCCTCCATGATACGCAGCTCTGCACCCCGCCAGATCCTCTCCGCAACCAGCCCCATCCGTTCTTTATCCGGTTTCTCCTTTTTGCTCGCCATGGCATCACTCCATCACGTTGTTCTGCACTGGCAGGTTCTTCTTGGCTGTCGCCTCATCCTCGTTGTACCACTTCATGCGGTATTCAACCGCAGACATCACACCCATAGAAACATCCTGGCGGTCCTGCTGCCTTTCGGAATCTTCATCCGTCAGGATGGAATCGTTGAACTTGCAGGCAAATTCATAACCGGAATAGTACATGCTGTTATAGAACGCCAGGGCAGCGGCATAATCCTCCAGGCATTCTTTCAGGTTCTCCTGGATCGCTGTCACACGGTTGTATTTCCGTGCTTTCGAGACACGTACCTCAGTCGCTGTCTTGGATACCTCCTGAACGTCTGACAGGTCACCGTAGGCAAGCCCGACCGTGAACTCAATGTTCCGGTAATATTTCTCAAGGCCGGCAATGTAGGAAGTGTCCCGCATCGCCGGGGAATATTCCCGCAACAGTTCCTTATCCTTGCCGTCCTCGATGTTCAGGCCGCGGTACAGGCGTTTGTTCAGCTGTGCCATCCGTGTGCCCCTGCTCCCGCGTTTCAGTGCACGTTCATCCACATGCACGGCACGCTCGCCGGATTCATACTCCCAGTCGAGCCTTGCCGCCTGGATGTCTGCCTTGCGGATCAGGTCGGCAGCAGCGTCAAAGATTGACACCCCACAGAATGAACCGTCAATCCGGTTTTTGAGTGGGTTGCGGTAGTACCCGAAGTCCATGCGGTCCATTCCTGGATAGGTTACCGGACCCTGGTTGATGTCTGCCCATTCGTCCACCGCATCCAGGCTGCATGGTGTACCAAGGTGATTCCGGTCAAGGGAATGGTAGCACTTGTTTTCGATCGTCAGGTTTCCGTTCGTGAAGTAATGACGCTCCATTTTCGTGTAATAGTCATATTCACCCACCCGCTTAACGGTCAGAAAAGCAACATCGACCGGTTTCCCGGAATCATCGAAGCGGACCGGCACGAACTTATCAGCTGTGACGAACTCGGTCCTGTCTGCCCCCAGCGGCCGCAGGATAAAAGAGCCGAAGCCAAGACCGTCCTGCAGGTTCTCATTCAGGTCTAACAGCCCCCTCTGGTAAGCCGCATCCAGCCGGTCATTGTTCAGGATGGAGCTTTCCATCTCAACCAGCACCGCATCCGCAAATTCGCGGCAGATACCGGACTCAATCCGAAGCGACACCACCGGGTCCACGCACCACGGTGCCTTTCCGTCCATCATGCCGCCCCAGCTTTCCAGGGCTTCGACCATGGACTGTGACAGCGTCAGTTCACGCCCCAGGGCTGTTTTCAGTGTCGTATAATCAAACAATCTCCTCACCTCTCTCCATATCCGTTTTGCAAAATCAAACATCCTCCACCTCCTGGATGAGTTCCTTCAGGTCGCGTTCTATGGTGTACTCGAACGCATCCAGGCTGTCTATGTCCGTGCTGCCATCGTCCAGCCGCTCATCATCCTGTTTCTCCCTGTTCCAGACCGCATCCGAAAATGCTGTTTCCAGGCTCTCGCAGTCGTCTGTAAGAAAAAACCGCCCGGCTCCCATAAGCCTGACGGTCGCATTGATACGGTCATTTACACGTTTCTTCTTTGCCGGTTTCACGCTGATCCACGGGAAACGCTTCTCGACCGCGTTCCGGATGGAATTACCCAGAACGGTTTCTGCATTGTCCCAGAAGACCGTTTCTACGTTGCAGTATTCGATGGTATCCCAGTGTCTTACAACATCCGCATACTGGTCAATCACATCCTGCACGAAATCACAGAACAGTTGATCCAGGCGGTTGCTGTCGATCGGGTCGTCTTTCTCTTTTGCCATGACCCGGCGGGATTTCAGGGCGATCACATCCCGGTAATTGTCCGTGTACCCTCTTGCCACGAACGCATGGCCGGACTTGTTGCCGCCGAAGTCCAGACCGATCTCGATGGATACAAGGTCCTGCTTCCGAAACTCCTTGCAGTCCGGGCTGCTTCCGGGATGTTCTACGATTCTGCACCGGAACGCTTCCGGGTGGTCTGCAAACTTCTTGTAGATCGAACCGTCCGCACGCTTCCAGAGTCCTAAGATCAGGCGGTCGTAGTAGATCGTGCCATCGTATTCCCTGCAGAGCTGTTCCATAAAAGCCGGATCCAGGTACGGGTTGTCAAAGATCGTGTACTTTTGCAGGTAGATATCAAGCTCCGGCGTGTCCAGGAACTCTTTCAGCCAGTGGGTAGGATGCTCCGGGTTGCATGACCCGTCAAAGCAGCTGTAAGGCTTATCGAGTCGTGATTTGAGCATCTGGAACACTTCTTTGTTCCACTTGGCGATCTCATCCCCGTAGCAGTATTTGATGCTCGCACCCTGGATCTTGGCAACCTGGCTGACCTTCTCCGCCCCCAGGCAGTAGACATCCTCACCGCATACCCTTGCAATGTTGCGGTTGTTGATGTTGCCGACCAGCTTATCGGTATAGATCTCACGCATCGGCTGGAGCACGTTTCGCTCGATGGATTCCTTCGACACGCCAAGGATCACATTCAGCCCCGGTTTTCCCGCCCTCTCACGGATCCGGAAGGGAATGACGAAAGCCGTATCTACAAAAGACTTCCCGGAACGTACTGCCCCGGATTTAATGTTCCAGCGGTGCGTTGCGTTCACGATGTATTCATTCTGCATTTTGCTCAACTGCATTGTCACGCACCTCCTTCAGTATCGCATCCAGCTTCTCAAGTGCCTCGTCCGTCGCATTCTCACCTGTGACTGCCTGTTTCCTCGCTTTCTTAAGCTCTGTATCTGCTTCCTTGTTGCGGATGTCCTCCTCTGCCGCCCCGTTCTGCCCTGCATACTGAGCCACGAAGTAAGCGGCTTTGGTGTTGCCCTGCATCGCTTCCCGGATCTGAGCCGCCAGCATCGCAGATTCAAGTGTACAGTCCAGGCCGATCGACTCCAGGAACGGTTTCCACTCGGGATTGTCAATTTCCGCTGTCAGCAGGGCGTTCAACGTCTTCCGGAACTCTGCTTTTCGCCGCCTTGCCTTCCCGGATGCCTGGCCGCCTTTTCTGGCGTATTCTCTCACTTCGCTCTCGCTTCGTTTGTCAAACGGCACTAAGTTTTCATTGTTTGCCAATCACCTCACCTTCCTTTGTTCTGTTGTTATTTTGAGTACACAAAAAGACACCCGGCATTGCCAGATGTCTTCTTGTGGAAAATGTAGTATTCTTTTTGAGAAAGGATTCTTATATGTTCCCATCAGGGAAATCGGAACAGAAGGACTCGAACCTTCGCCCTTGTCTACTCATGAGACTGCTCTGGCCGCTGAGCTATGTTCCGATGCTGCCAGGCTGTTGAGACCTGGCAGCTGTTAAAATATACAATACAGAGGTAAATGTAACAACCATGTCAGCATAAGTTTTTCAACCAACCGATGATACCATTAAATCACGAAAGTACCCCCTTGTAGTTCCCCACTTTTTGAAAAATTATCTTTTTTGAGCCAATAAATAAAAAAAGTACCTTCTTGAGTCATAAAACTTCGTTCTGGAAATTGGCACATCCATGTATTCATACGGCACACCAGACGTCACATTCTTCAGGATCCACGGATATATTTCTGTATCTGCCTCCATCGCCGTCTGCTCGATCAAGTCCGTGTCGTGTTTCAGCTGTGCGATCCGCAACGCCTTTTTCTCCGTTGGGTTGCTGCTCGACGTTCCTCTTGGCATCCCGTCCTGACTGAATCCATCTATGCCGTAATTCCTGCCGATCTCCTGCTTTTTCTGCCAGTATTGCAAACAGAAGTATTTCAGCTCATTGTACTTATCCCTTGAGATATTATGATCGCTCAGTTTCATATCTCGCTTTCTAATCTCCACCGGCATCGCCTCCCCTCGTATGTATCACAGTTTCCACTTTCTTCCGG